TGTCATTGTTGAAATCTTTTCTGGTAAATCTAGTTTATGGTCCATGAGCCAAAGCATCTTTCCCAAATCACCTTTTTGATAAACCATATCTGGGTCTATAAATACTACTTTATTAGGAGTAGTATTTTCAATCTCACAACACATATCATATATCTGTCTAAACTGATTCTTAGGTGTATCAAATTCTTGTCTGAAACAATGTACTTTTGGGTCGGCATCATATATTTTTAAATATTCTTCTATCCTTTCAGGATTTCTAGGCATATCTATTTCTTCACCTAGATAAGATACTTTATCTTTTACAACCCATGGGTCTAAAGAATAACAAATAAATATCTTATCAACATCATCACGTATAGAATCTATTGAATGAGACAGAAAATCTAATCCATAGTGCATTCTATAAATTGCCCATTTATTGTTATCTTGATGTAAGTGTGTTTCATCTGTCATTATCAACTCCTATTTTAGTGCGGGTGTGGCATAATGCCATAAGAACAGTTGTTTGATTCTTTTAAAGACTTGATTGACTTTAAAGTTACTGAACCGTTAAATTCATTCATGCATTTTCTAAGTTTCTCCGCCGCTTGTTCACGTTGGTCTTCTGTCTCATCAAATATAACTTTGTCAAGATGATAAAGATTGCCTCTTTTTTCAGTTCTATTTCTATTATATGTTACGTCCATTTGTACTTTACCAGTAGAAAAATGTAGATGTTCAACTACAACTTCTGTTATAAAATGACATCTATCAATTCTTTTTGCAATATCATAAACCCACGTATCATTATATCCAAAATGAAATACACCCGGTGTAAAATATCCTAATGTTTCATACCATTTACTAGATACAATAGGAAATGCACAATGACTTTTCCCATTAATTAAATCTTCAAACCAACAACAATAAATATCATCATCAAACTGTTCAAGTTCTTTTTGTAAAATGATATCCCAGTCTTTTGTTTTATATACTTGGTCATCATTACCCATTATCAATACATCAGCACCCCATTCTTTAGATTCGTACATAGCTTTTTCTGCTAACACGTTCCAAGACTTAGAAACTGATTGTGGTTTATCATATACGTTAAATACAGTTAGGCCTACATCTAGTAGATGTGGGAAGACATTATTTTTTTCATTATTTCTATATTGTTTTATTCGTGGGTCATCAGTATCTATATAATTATACATACGTATACTATTTTTCTTACTGGCCGTTTCATATACTGAATCTATCAGTCTATCTAGTTTGCCTGGTCTTTGTCTACTCGGTGTTAATATAGCTATCTTCATTTACATTCTCCAATGTTCAGCAACCCATTTTCTGGGTTCGTATTTTATTCCCCATGGATAAACTGTTTCTGTAATTGCTTGTTCTGGGCTTGGTTCGCCATGAAAACATATTATAGATGCTCCTTTTATCAATTCAGGATTATCATACAATTCATATTTGTATGAACGTAGTCTGTCTGGATATTTCTCTTGTAATATATCTCTAACATCTGAAATTATAAAATCATTTAACCATTCACCATCACCACGATAGCGTTTCATTATTTCATCTTTATTTACTTCAAAATAATTCCAAATCTCTTGGCCTAATTTATAATCCCATGCTAAAACACCTGATTGCATTACACCAACATACTGTTTTTTATCTTCATACTTATTAACGATACCTAGGTTTTGAATGCCCATAAAAGAACCATTATATTCTAATAACCAATCTATATTATCGCATATTGCAGTATCTAAGTCAAGCATAACTACTCTTTCATTCAATTTATATGCACCATTAAACACCGCAATCTTATTCCACCAACCAGGAAGTTGCTCTTTTATAATTATTGTTTCGACATCTGGTCCTAACATGAATCTGTCTGAAAAACATATAAATCTATGTTCTTTTGTGGTGTGTCTTTTCACCATAGCTTGGAGTGTCTGCACATACTTTGCAGAGTATTTTTCACCTACACATACGCATACTATATCAATCATAAATTTTTATTCGTCAAAATCTCCGAGTATCTTCTGCCTTCAACAATGTGAGTTGGTTTTTTCTGCCATTTTGCATTGATGTTACTGTTGTACCAGCCCTCTGTTTCAAGCACATTTTGTAAAAACTGCTGTTTAACTTCTTCGTAATTGGTATCACCTCTAGTCGTGTGTAGAGAGAGTATATATCTCTTGAAATTATTCTTGCCATATTCTTCAATATCGGCTGACAAAGTATCAGATGAGCCATAATATTCTTTCCAATTACTTTCAGTCCTAACTCTACGACTTTTATTTTTCTTTTTTCTAACATTATAAAAATATTTCCTACCTATATACTTCTTATCATTTAATTGATTAATTATTAAATATACAAATCCTTGAAACTTTTCAATATCTTCTGTTTCAAAAGGCTTGTCATTAAAATACCAAGGATTCTCATATGTCATAGTCTATATTCATTAGGTAAATCTTTATATCCATCTTCAACTGTAACTTCTTCTGCATGATAATCTTCAACTGTAATATCTTCACTATCTATATCATAATTATCTTCTAATTCAGCATTACAATATGGACAATATTTAACATGTTCTGCACTCTCTGATATAATCAACATATCAGTTCCACAGTCCCAACATTGAAAATGTTTATGTACTCCGTCTACAACTAAATCTGACATCTATGTAACTCCTATATTATTTTGCCCACACATCTTCCCAAGAACCGCTCAATGCACCTTTTGCATAGTCAGTAGAACGATTCTCAAAGAAATTAGTATGTACTGGTGCATTTATCATTTCTTCAACCCATGGTGCAGGATTTCTTTTTACTTTAAATATACCTTTCATTCCCATTGCAATCAGTCTTCTATCAGCAATGTATCTTATATACTCTTTAACTTCATCGGCCGTTAAATTTTCCATAGGGCCCATCTGAAATGCAAGGTCTATAAACTTATCTTCTAATTCAACCATCTTTTCACCGACTGAATATATCTGTGATTTCATATCATCATTCCACAGTTCTCTATTTTCTTCTATATATGTTCTAAATATTTTAGTTAAACCTTCAACGTGCATTGTTTCATCAATGATAGACCATGTAATAATTTGACCCATGCCTTTCATCTTACCATGTCTGGGAAAATTAAGTAACATAATGAATGATGAAAATAATTGAACACCTTCTGTAAAAGCTGACACAGCGGCAATCTTAACAGGTAACTGTGCCCTACTTGCATCTAACTTTAAGAAGTAATCATGTTTTTGTTTCATGGCCTCATATTCATTAAACTCACTATATGTTGATTCAGGAAGACCCAACGTTTCAATCAAATGAGCATATGCGGCTATATGTAATGCCTCACGTGCGGCTATTCCCATAAGTAACATTCTAACTTCTGGACAAGGAAACTTAGGTAGATAATTTTTAATATACCCACCAGCTACATCTATATCTCCTTGTGTAAAAAATCTTAATATTTGTGTAAGAAAATGTTTTTCTTCAACTGTTAATTTACTTTTCCAATCTTTACAATCTTCTAACATTGGTACTTCTGTATGCAACCAATGACTCTGCTCATGTTTTAACCATAAATCATATGCCCATGGATATGAAAACGGTTTAAATTCATCTCTAGTATCTGTTAATTTTATTTGTTCTTTAACCATTTATCCCTCACACGCAAGACACGTATCGTCTTGTATTAATTCTTCTGTATTAATTTCTTTAATAATTTCTCTTTCAATTCTTCGTGAAACTCTATCTGCTCGACCTATCTTTTCTGAACGACAATAATACATTGTCTTCAGGCCATGTTTCCATGCAAGATAATGTATAGCGTGTAGATAACGAATATTTGCATCTGGTCTAAAGAATACATTTAATGATTGTGCTTGGTCGATAAACTTCTGTCTATCTACTGCGTGTTCAATCACCCAACGTTGGTCAATTTCCATTGATGTTTTGAATACATCTTTCTCCCAATCACTCAATAACGCTAGATGTTGTACTGAACCATCATTTGCAATAATAGAAGACCAAGTCTTTTCTAAATCTTTTCCTTCTTTCTCACATTTTTTTTCTAGCAATTCATTTAAAAATTTATTTTTTAATAAGTGTGAACCACTTAATGTATCTTGTCTATATGCGTTTGCTCTATAAGGTTCTATTGATGGTGATGTATTTCCCATTATAATAGATGATGATGCATTCGGTGCAATAGCCATTACGTGTGAACATCTTAATCCTGTTCCTTCTGCATCAGGAGCCTCACCTCTTTCTTTACCGAGTTGTTTGTTAGCTTTACGTAACATTGCATCAATATGTTTAAATATTTTTATATTCATTCCCTTTGCCTGTGCAGACTCAAATGGAATTTTATTCTTCTGTAACATTGCATGAAATCCTAATGCACCCACACCGACTGAACGTTCTCTTTCTGCTGAAAATCTTGCACGTGATATAACATCTGGTGCTTTCTCAATAAAAACAGTTAATACATTATCTAACATTTCTAATACATCTCTTAGAAACATTTTATTATCTACCCATTCATCAAAATATTCTAAATTGACTGATGATAAACAACATACTGCTGTTCTTCTTTTATCTGTTGGTAATATAATTTCTGAACATAAATTTGATTGTCTTATCTTTAATCTTTTTTCTTTAAGAAAATCTGGTAATGCATCATTAGAATGGTCAATAAAATGTAAATATGGTTCACCAGTTTGCATTCTCATTTCTATAATTCTTGACCATAATTCTTTTGCTGATACTGTTTCTATTATTCTTCTTGAATGTGGGTCTCTTAATTTCCAGTCATCAACATATTCTGAATCAAGCATACACTTCTCAATTATTTCCATAAAGTCATTTGTTATATTAATACCATGATGCATATTAAGACATCTGAAATTTTGGTCACCTGTTGCTTTTCTCATTTCAAGAAACTGTATAATGTCTGGGTGAGAAATATCTAGATAGGCCGCATATGAACCTCGTCTTGTTTTTCCTTGTCTGTATGCAAGTGATGATGCATCATACATTTTTAAATGAGGCATGACTCCTGTTGATTTTATATCTGATGAACGTATTCCAAATCCAATACCGACACCACCACCTAACATTGATAACCAATTTGTTTCTGAAAGATTATCTACAAGACCTTCTGATGTATCATTTATATAATTCAGATAGCATGATATTGGTAAACCTTTACTAGAACACCCATAGGAGAGTATAGGAGTCGAATAGGACAACCAATGTTTAGATGCGTACTCATATAATCTTTGTGCGTGTTTT